GCTAAGGCGATTCAGAATTTCTGGAAAGATGACGGAACTCTAGCTGCACGCTACAAGGCAGATGGAATTATCAAGGATCGTGTGGAGCAGCTCAGACTTCTGGTAGACGATTTTACACTGAAAGGTACTGAGACGGTTGCTGAACTTGACACGCGGATTCGGAATGGTTTTGGTAAGGCGAAAGCTCTTCTGGAAGAAGGTGCCGAGAAGGGTGAGAAGCTTTCCGCAAATAAGCTGGCCGAAGAATTCAATCGGTTCATTTCTGCGAATGTGATGGATCAGATTACGCAGCTTGGACAGAAGGCTGGGTTGATTGATGCTGCAACTTCTAAGGCATATATCAATACATTCGTGAATCGTGTGGAAGGGAATATCACAGCATCGCAGCGGCCACTTGTTTTCCAGGGCCCAATCGGTCAGGCAATAGGACTCTTCCAATCTTATCAGTTCAATCTCATGCAGCAGCTTTTCCGCTACGTGGGTGAGGGCACTAAGAAAGATCTCGCAACTATGGCCGGTTTGCAGTCTACACTTTATGGGATTCAATCTCTGCCGGCTTTCCAGTTCATGAACACTCATATCGTAGGTCAACTCAGTGGGAATAAAGAACACCGTGATGCGTATGATGCGGCCTATGGAATTGCAGGGAAGACAGCTGGGAATTTTGTTCTCTACGGTATCCCCTCTAATATTCTACAGACAAACATTTATAGTCGGGGTGACATTAATCCAAGGCAGATAACAATTCTTCCTACGTCTCTTCAGGAAATTCCACTGGTTCAAGGTTGGGGTAAGTTCCTCCTTAATATGAAAGAGACGGCTGGAAAGATTACAGGTGGCGGCGCAGTGTGGGAATCTATTCTGCAAGGAATGGAACATAATGGTGTGTCGCGGCCGCTGGCTGGATTTGCGCAGACTCTGCGTGGATTGAAGGATGGCCAAGTTACGAGCACTCAGTCTAATGGGAATATTCTGTATCAGAATGATCTCATGAGTTGGGCATCTGTAATCCGCATGGCAGGCGGACGCCCTCTTGATGAAGCTGTGACAAATGACGCATTGTTCCGAGTGAAAACTTATGATGCGGCGCGTCGTGCAGATATGGCTTCATTGGCAGAGAAGGTGAAGACAACTATGATTCAAGGCTCTACACCGCTTTCACCTGAAGTCAATCAGTTCGCTGAGAAATATGCATCGCTCGGCGGCAAGCAAGCAGGTTTTAATAAGTGGATGATTGGACTCTATAAGGATGCAAATGTTTCCCAGGCCCAGCAACTTCAAGGATCGTTGACAAATCCATTTGCTTATAAGATGCAACTTCTTATTGGCGGACAGGATGAATCTGCTCTCCCGTAAGTTTACTTTTATATAAAGGAGAAGTGAAATGGACCCCATCATTGGTGGGGGTCTCCTAAAACTTGGAGGCTCTCTGATTGACAAACTATTTCCAGATGAAGAGAAGAAAGCCGCGGCCCTTCTGGAGCTTCGGAAACTGGATCAATCTGGAGAATTGGAAACACTCAAGATCCAGATGAGTGCGATTCTAGCTGAAGCTCAATCTTCAGATCCATGGACTTCACGAGCGCGACCGTCTTTTCTGTGGGTAATGTACATTCTGATTCTGGCCTCGATTCCCATGGGAGTGCTTTCTTATTTCCGTCCCGAGGCCGCAGTCGGAATTGCAGAAGGAATGAAACACTGGCTTGCTGCAATTCCAGATGATCTATGGATGGTGTTTGGTGTAGGCTATCTGGGATACACTGGCGCAAGAAGTTTCGAGCGCTCGCGTGGCCCGAAGAAAATCTCTTAACCCCTTGAATTGATTTATAAAGGAATCTATCATGTACGGTAATATGACAAACAAGGATGCTGTTGATGTGACTCCGGATGATGGAGTTGATCTGCCTCGCGGAGTTTGCAATGCTCTTTACATTGGCCGCGCCGGCGATGTTGCAGTCACCACTGAGGCTGGATCAGTTGTTACTTTCGCGGATGTACCCGTAGGTACATTTCTGCAGATTCGTGCATCCAGGGTGATGGCTACGAATACGACAGCCGATCGGATTTTGGCAATGTATTAATTTTGGCACAGGAGACTCACATGCTTAATCCATTTACTTATTTTCGTCTGCGTGAAGACCTGGCTAATCACTTTGTGATCGGTACAGTTCTTTACTGGCTCGGAACTTTTTACTCGCCGGAACTTGGCCTAGGTCTAGCGGTTGTTATGGCGTTGATTAAAGATGTGGTGCATGATAAACTTCTCGGCAAAGGCACATTCGATCCATGGGATATTGTGTGCACTATTGCTCCGGCCGCGGGCTTGTATGCGCAACAATATTTTCATGGTTAAACTCTGATATAGGATAGGAGAATACAATGGCACAAGATAATCTTCGTCATGCACAATATGGTGCAGATGGAATTCAAGTTGATGATCCTCAGGCACTTTTCCCTAGCGTAAAACGGAACTCCTCAACAGGGGCACCGCAAACTGCGATGGGAATTAATGCCAAACTGGCAAAGCCTCGCATTCTGTTCATTGGAGACAGTCTGACTGATTATGGTAGCTACTACCAGAGCATGTCCATTTCAACTAGCCTGACTCCATATGGCGCCAGTGCTTTTTCTATCATGTCCATTTCTTGGGCATGTGGATCGGGAAATACGGGCACACTGTTCTTTGATAAAGTTGCACAGACTTTGCGTTGGACAGCTTCCGGAGATACTCCTGGAACTGTAACTGATGTATCTCTTGCTGGCGTATACACTCTCAAGAGCGGCACACCCACTAAAACTCTTACACTTGTTTGCCGCCCTCGTGGATATGCAGCATCTACGGATGGCGCTTTTTCTGTAACCACAACTGCAACAACTGAATCATCTCGCAGGTCAGGAAAGACTTATGCGTATTGGGCACATGCAAAAAGTTGCGCGGGTTTTGATGTGCAACTTCTTGCTAATGCTGGATCGCAAATTCGTGATGTTACAGAATCTGCTGGATGGCAAATTGAGGCAGATTACTACGATGCAATTTTCTGTCTGGTTGGAGCCAATGATATTCCTGCAGATCGCACATATGCACAGATTACTACAGACTATACAAATCTTTTGAATGTGCTTAAGACAAAAACTAAGCGTGTGCATCTGATGACAATTCTGCCTCGCAGTGCTTCTATGACTGCGGCACGTAGGCAGATTTTGGCGGCTTCGAATAAGTGGATCATGTCACTGTTTAATTATGGAGTTACACCTGTAAATGGATACACACGAATCCTTGATCCGGCGTCTGTCAATGGTGATCCTGTCGCTGAAGCACTTGATGTAGACGGTTTGCATACAGCTGTTCCTGGCGGAGAGTACGTAGGAGAAGCTGCGTATCTATCTTTGGCCGATGCGTTTACATTTGATCCTACTCCGGTTGCAAGTTCTCAGTCGGATACCTATGACGTAACTAATAATCCTTTTGGTAATCGTCTTCCTGCTGGAGGTACATTTAGTGGCACAGGCGGAACGGCTGGTGCAGGAGCCTCTGGAGTTTTGCCTACAGGATGGACAGTGGCAAGAAGTTCCGGAGCTGATCTGTTGATAGTAGGTTCGCAGATTGCACGCACAGATGGGTTCCCTGGAAACATGCAAAGGTTTGTGATTACAAATCCAGGCGCAACTTCTCAGTCAGCTCAGATCAATCCAACAACACTTTCTGCTGTGGCGGCTGGACAAGTTTGGAGAGCTCAAGGAAGCTGTGTAATTGCTGCCATGTCAGGCTGTGAACAAATCACACTTGGCATGGAACCTGCTTCAATGGGAGGAGCTTTTATTTCTGCTTGGGGCCCAAATTCCATTGCTACAAAAGTAATGTCAGGAGCAAAACGAAAGATGGTGATGGAGCCGTGGCCACTTACAATTCCTGCAGGGGCTGCAAATGCCACTATTTATTTGCGTGTCACACTTGCAGCAGGCGGATCTATCACAATTGATTGTCTTCCAGGAGAGTGGACATTCTGGCGTGAGAGTTGAATCTGATTAGACCAAGAAAAGTATAGACGTAAAAAAGCCCCCTTGGATGTTGAGTCCTTGGGGGCATTTCTTTGTCCGCTTGTTTCACGGAAGGATCATGGCAAAATCAGGATGCTCGATTTCTTCTTCAGTTCCCAAACCAGTTTATCCGCTAGGCGAATCAGATCATCTCGTGTGTACTCTCCATCCAGAATGATTCCACAGTACGCTGCGATTTCACTGAGCTGAATATACACATCCTTGTCTTCCTGAGCAGCTAGAATCTGAAGAAGTGCTGGATGATTATCAATCTCTACTCGGAGAGCTGTGAGGGATTCAGGGAAGAATTCGAGCTTGAGATTTGGATTACTGAGGGAGTAGTTGATCTGATTAGAAGAGCTCATGCTTCTTCCCTTCCAGCTTTATCTGCCCTGGCCTGTGCAGCCTGATCTGAGTATTCCAGTTCCTCATAGCGCACCATCAGTTTCGCAGCATTGTGTTGAAGAACTTGTTGCTCAGAAATTCCATATAGGCCCATGACAACTTGCATGAAGAATCGCAGATCACCTAGTTCCTCAATAATGTTATGAACATCTGGTGCTTTATTATACACTACATGTCGCTTGATTGCTGTGGAGAGTTCGCCGGCCTCTTCGCAAACTCCGCCTCGTGCGTGATCTGCCATGTGCCGGAAAGTTTCACGCTTGAAGAGTGCCTTAACGAATTCCGCGTATGGAAGAATTGACCCATTAGATAGCTTGACGAATCCATAGGATGCTGGACTGCCGCTCTCAGGAGTTGTATTTAGGGTGAATTGTGCTGATCGATCTGCGCTCATTTTAATTTACCTTTACCAAAGAGATTCGTGTGAGAAGAATTTGCGCATAGTGCTCCATGACAGACTCTTGTTCGATCAAAAGTTTTTGATTCGTAGGATCTAAATCTTTGAGGTAAGCAGAATTTACAAATGTTTTAAGATTGCTGTGTCGCCTTTTAAGTTCTTCATATTCTTCAACTAGACGTGAAACCCAACCAGGAACTTGAGTCGTGGATTGTTCTTTGCTCATAATGCCATTCCTAATTCTTCCTCAGTTAAGAAACTCGATTCAAGTAGCGAGGAGTCCACTTGTTCAATCACTTTCCGCTTAGGCAAGAAACCAGTCTTACCTGAGTCCGGATGACTAATCTGCATGATGCGATCCGACTGAACTAGAGCTTGCAAAATTACCACAAGATCCGCCGGCTTATCCACATCGCGCGATACTTCTTTGTAAATAGCTTTGAATTCTACGAGGCCGTCGAGCGCTCGTGAGTTGATGATTTCCACAACTTTATGAGATACGTCCGAGTTGCGGGATTTACCAAACTCGCCGAGAGCTTTAGGCATGTATCGTTCTGCATGGGAAAGGACTGTGTTAGCGCAAATGACGTCCCGCCTGCTGATTGTTGTTCCAAGACGGGCAGCACAATGGATGATACAAAGCTTAAGCAATTGCGCAAAACGTCTGGTGGAATATGATTCAAATCGCTGATCTCCAATGTTACTGAAGGTTGCATATATTTTCTCCAATGTTTGTTCAGCATCTGGCTCAAGATCGAGGGGACCATGAACCGCGGATTTAATTTCTCTTAGTCTGTCTACGAAATGCTCTATTGTCTGATCATTCATTCCTTTAGGAAAGGCAATTCGCCGGCCGGAAGGCTCACCATGAATCAGAAGAAGTCGGCTAAAGAATCCTTGTCCGAGAACTTCTGAAGGAAAAGCCATAGCAAAACCAGTGGGAGTATTTGCACTGAGAATAGAAATGGTAGGATTGTGAATGTCCAAGGATTTTCCGGTCTTGATTCGATAAGTAAAATTACCTTCGTAATCCCATAGATTCCCAAGCAAAGATAGAAATTCAATATTCCCGTGACCAAAGAAATCATTAGCTTCATCTGCCATGATAGCCATCTCTCGTGTGGTTGAGTCATCACAATCTCCGAATATATTCTGATCTAGAATTTCATCTACTGTTCGTGTGTCTCGCTGGCGCCCACCTGTCCCAGAAAACTCTGGATCATCACCTCCACCTGCAAGATCAACTAGGAACTTTTCTTTGGATGTTTTATCAGCTGCGATTGTTTCGTACCCAGTAAGTCTCAGAAGTTTCTTGCACAGTTTAATTGGGGTGGATTTCCTGGCACCAGGTGAGCCAATGAGCATTGTGTAAAGTGTCGGAAAGATTTTGAAATGGCCGTGATTCAAGTATGTCTGGCGTCCCAGAAGAACACCGATTGTCGTGAGCAAGCACCAGCGATAGTAAATCGCCGGAGGTTCAGTCTGGGAGTTTGCTTCCAGGAATTCTTTGAATATATCCCCAGCCATTGGGACACCGCGCTTTCTAGATTGGATGATAAGGTGGAGGATTTGAAGGAGATGTGAGTGGAGCAAGCGCCATCTCAAGATTATCGAGAAGAGATTGAATCTCGGCTCCTTTCTCCGGAGGATAAGTGTTAAGCCCACGAGCAAGAACCGTTTTAAGCTCCGCTGCATCTTCGTAAGAAAGAAAGATTGCAACTGCAAGATGATAGCGGAGATTACTAGATGAGATTGTGTGCATGTGGATTTCCTTTACTCAGTTTCTGACCAATATTTAGCTCGTTTAAACGTTCCATCCTTCCCAGTCTTTCCAAGTTTCAGTGCTGCTGGGACGGTGAACTCTCGATAAGTTCCAGATACATCGCGGATCGTAACAGGAATCTCCATTGCTTCCCGGACTTGATCTGGAAGATTCTTTCGCAATCCTTCTTCCGTGTACGAGAAGAGGATCGAATCGTGAATCTGAGCGTGCAACCGGAAATGCTCCGGGTTTGGTAATGCGATTTCATAGAATACTTTTAGGAATGCCTCGTTAAGAGTTCTTGCATTGAGTGACTGTGGGCAATGAGCGACGTAAGAGTTGAGATCAAGTTTGTTCTTATCTGGTTTTCCAAAGCAGTATCGTACCCAATCGCCTTGTCCAATGTAATCATCTGCTGTGAAATGTGCTTTGTTGTACTCTGTATGATGGTAAGCGCGACTCGTAAGTCTGCTCGTTGTTCCAATTTCATTGACGACTGAGACATAATATTTCCCTGCAATGGATGGATAGGTTCTATGGAATTGAGCCAGGAGATAAGTTGCGATCTTCTTCGGATCTGATTCTTTCAATCCCAGAAGTGTGCGCGCCTTAAAGATATTCTCCAGGCCCATCGTATCAACTAAGGTGCCAGCTCCCATGTTATAGTTAGCACCGTGATTGACCCGTTTAGCCACGTCTCGTAATGCTTTATTGAGAGTTTTTCCCAATGCATCATCATAGATGGACTCATAAGGAACGCCAAAAAATGCGGAGCAATTAACAGAGTGGAAGTCTCTAGACCCAGAAACGGCAGCGATGAGTGAAGTATCTCCCGCAATGTTTGCTGTGTCGCGGGATTCAGCCTGCTCAAGATCGCACTCCCCCAAGTAAAATCCGTCATCTGCGCAGATAGTTTGCTTAACCTCTGGGCCTCGTGGGATGTTTTGTATTTGTAATCCTGTCCAAAAATGGTGCTCTCTAGATGCCAACCTTCCGGTATCTGTTCCATGTGGATTAAGAGCGTAAAGGATTCGCCCATGGTATTCTTTGCTTCCATTATCTTTGCTTCCTTCCTTGTCGGAATCTAGACGGAGATATGTTGTAGCCAGCTTGCGCCATCCACGAATGTCCAGGATCTTGGTGAAAATCCGCGCATTGAGTGGGTGCCGGTACGAGGCTTTATTCAGATTCTTTTCACCAGAGGAATCCGCAATGTCTGCGCACCCCAGAACTTTCATAAGGGATTTCACTTGGACATGCGAGCCGGGATTAAATCCGGGCACATCGATCATGCGGCGGAGAGATGTAAGAGTCTCGGATTCTTTAGCATCCACATCTTTCCGTGCTTCCACTAGCTTTCCCATATCCCGGCGCAGACCTGTCATTTCTGCCAGCAAACACGGATACACCAGCGGGAATTCCAATAGGTAATTTCTCTTAGCCCACGTTGGCGCCTGGAGAATTTGCTGGACCCAGACATTAATTGTTGCCCAAGTATCAAGAGCATTGTATCTGTAGTATTGTTCAATGTCAGTTGTCTCAGCAAGGTCTTTCCAATAAACCACCTTTCGTAGGAAGAAGGCATTAAGGAAAGCAAGATCCTTTGGTAGCTCGGAATACCAGCTGTGAAATAAATGCTGGACATCCCATAGCCAGTTGACCAAGGGTGCATTGAATCGCAGGAGATATGAACAGTCATATTTGCCATTTGCCAGTACCTTTGCAGCAGAAAGATTATTGAATTTCCGCATCCAGGTTACTGCCCAATCGGAATCAATTGGCAGAACTACAGAGAGTGTGCGGATAGGATTACGGCCAGTGCGATCAATGAAAAGAGCTGTGTAGCCAGAACAACGAATAGCGGTGTTTTGACGTACAGTTTCAAGGTCAACTGCGATAGCGAATGCTTGATGAAATTCTTCATAAATAGATTGAATGTTCTCTGGTGTGAGAATGGCCCATTTGAATTCTGTGGCCTCGGGCCATGAGATTGGATTGATTACCTTGGAAATGTTCCGCTGTGTAATGAAGCGCCCGTAAGATACGGTGACAAGTTGTGCCAGCGGATCAATGAATACGATTTCAATTCCACGGTATGTGAAGAGAGATCCGGCGTAATCTGCCAATGACGCGGAAGTCTTCACATTCCCTTCTAGTGCAAGAAGCTTCAGAAGGATATCAATGTTCGTGGAAACTACACGAGTGATGGATCGTTTCTGGCAATACAGCTCAAGCTGCGTGAGAAGTTTCACAGGCTCGCATACTGTGTAGGTTGTGACACCTGAGAACATATGTTTGATGTGGAGAAGGTAATCCTTATCTGCATATGTTCCTAGGAAGAGTGCATTGCCTTGGCTCATGGCTCTACAATCTCCACATGAAATGCATCCATGAAACCTTCATCCTTCGTGTCCATGTTTCCATTCCAATCACAACCTAAGCGGACTTTATATCCCATAGTTGCGGCTACACCTTTGATGAAGAATGCTGTGGCAATGATAACTTCTCGGTTATTCCAGACAGGTTTCCCGCCTGCATACGGAACAAAGTCCACAGCCTTAGAAGGGTATGAATTATGCTTTGAGGCTGGAAAGCGAAGTTTACTTTTCCCTTCAGCAAACGCCAAATCTTGCGCCTCTTGGCCACGGTGCCCGCATGTGATTCCAACATCTACATGTTTGATTACTTCATTAAATATTTCCTGAAGACGTGAATCGCATGTGAGTAGACGGGTCTTGGACGAGAGAGAATATTGGGGCATGATGAGTTTCCTTTAATCTAGATCAACAGATATAAACGTATAGTGTGGGTACATCTGTTTGAGCGGACGTAACGTTCTGTAAGGAAGGTCCACTAAAATCATTAAAGAGTCTTTTGGAAGACCTCGCAATCTGTCAGATTCTCTCCATCCATCAGAAGAAATAAGTACAGGCTTTTCTTCTAGACCTAGGAACTTCCGCAGAAAAGTCTCGTTCTGGTACATCCACTCTTCGGCCAGACGGATGCGGGAAGCTACGATATATACATTGGGAGGCATAGAAATCTCCAGTGCGAGAGGTGAGTGAATCAACAAGTGAATATGCCCCAGATCAGATAAACCGACCCAGGGCACATGGTACTTATAGACTCAGATTACACAACGTGAATCTCAACAATGTTCGTATAGGCATTCGGATTCGGATTCTGTTCCGTCTTCTTGCCATGACGCAAAGATGTGATCACGATAACTTCGGCGCCCTCAGATTTCTCCATGATTTCCCGATTCGTTCCAGGGCCAAAGTGTGAGGACAGCGCAGCAATGATCTTGCGATAATTACTTTGACCAAACTCATTGTCCATCTGGAACGACACAGTAGTCAGGGAGCCAGGAACCAGCGGAGTATCATTCGCATCTGCCAGTTCTTCAGTAGCAATTGCGGACAACTTAACTCCGATAGAAGTCGGACGACCCTTGGTCGGCTTCACCCAGAACATATTTGCGCGATGTGTGCCGGCAGGATAAGTAACAAAGTCAGGCACTTGTGCCAGATCATCCAGTGTACCTTCCAGCAGAGACTCCATGTTGAAGGCAGCGGCGTCCAGAGTGTTTTCGATGCTCATGATATTACTTTCGTTTAGATAGAATGAAGTTTTAATTTACTTCGTGGTTGAGGAAACGTGAGATTGTCCGGTTGTCAGAATATTTTCCACCAAGGTGGCATATCCTGCAATGTCGCGCCAGTGATCTGGCTCGTTAGGATTCCCGGACAGAATCCTTCCGATCTTGTGTTGGATCATTTCGAGAGCCTCTTTCTGATATGACGGAAGATCATTCCAATTCTTTCCATCTTCTCGCATATCAGTCTTGAGCGCCTGCATGATCCGACCATTATCAATAAATGATCCATGAGTTTTTGCTCGGTCATTCAGTGTAGATTGTACGTCTTGTGTCATTTCTTTACTCCTGCTCCGGCGCCAAATTTAGCTGCCAAAGATCCTAGTGATTTAACTGCTACTTCTCCAGGAGATCCCGCAGTCATTGGATTACTCACCTTCGCAGTGCCATCGAACAGTCTCCCTAGTGAGAGCTTCTCTTCTTTCTCAATCTCGAAATCACCTCGGCTCCGTGTCAGAACTTTCGGCGAAGCTGTAGACTTACTAAATGCTCGATGCTTACCGTTTTTAATCTCCGTATACACAACACAATCAAATGCGGATGCAAATGATGCAGACATGCCGGCAGATCCGAATGACGGAACAAGTTTAACTCCACCATCTTCGAGTTCCGCTTCTTGACAATGCGCAGTTACGATGAGATTCCCACGGAAACCTTGGAACTGAGACTTGAAGAACTCCGTATACTTTCGCAGAGCGCCCCAGTCATCACGCTCCGGCTTAGTTTCCACACTCTTATCTTTCATGGTATACGCCATGATCGAATAGGACAGTTGAGTTCCGGTATCGAGAACCAGAATGTCTTTCTCCGTCATCTTAGAGAAATCAACTGGAGAAATAATGGCGCCCGGAGTTTTCGCACAGATCGGACATGCATCTTTTCCGTGCAGATCACAGATGTTTGCGCGACCATTCTTAAATAGAGTGAGAAGAGTCTGAGCAGCAATCGGATATGAAGCTGAATCTGGAATGTTAATCAGATCAATGCGTTCTTTGGCTTCAGCACTCAACTTCACCAGAGTGTCCGCCGCATTCTCAATGTTCAGCCAGATCAGATTGTAACCTTCTTCTGCCATCTGAGCGGCGAGTGTAGATTTCCCGGTGCCTGAGAGTCCGATGATTAGGACACGCTTAGTTAGTGCAGGTGTGTATGATGAGAGTTTCATTTCGAAGGTTCCCTAAGTTCACTTAATACTTCAAAAATTAATTGTGCAGCCTTACGAAGTTTATGTCTTTGGAATTCCGTGAACATATGGCGTCTATTTATTCCGTCTTGATACAGCTCTTCCCAGCAAATAGGCGCCGCCATAGATGTGAGATGTGCAGCCCGGCCTAACCAGCCAAGAAGCATCCACCTAGTTTTCTGTCTGTTCATTGCCATCTGAATCTCCTTCTCCAGTTCGGAGTTGCGCCTCAATCAGATCTTGCACAGTAAGTTTCACCTGATAATCTGTCTTATCTTCCTGCTCAGGTGTGCAAGGTTTCGTGAGATATTCCGTACTCAGTCCGCACGTTTGTAGATACTCACAATCGCGGAAGAATGCAGTGCAAGATTCGCCACGCTGCGGATAGATACCTTGATCCTCGTACATCTTGATGATCTCAATATCCAGAAGCATTTCACGAATCCAGAGCGCACGTTGCAGATAGGATTTTGTAAAAGGAATCGGATGGTATTCCATCGTAGTCGTTTGATAGACTAGATATAGCACCTCATAACTTGATAGACCTGGAAAGAGAACATCAAGAACAACAGAATAACCGATAGCCTGAGAAGAGTTTTTATAAGTCGCAGGATTGATCGTAGTGAAACCAGTTGTCTTGCATTCAAGTACGAGTACCGCCCCCGTGATCTTGGATCTAAGAACAGCATCCACGAAACCACGTAAGCGGAATCCGTCCGGGAATTCTACGGCAAAAGATAACTCACACGCCGGCTTACCTTCAAAGTAAACAAGTTCGTATTCATCTAGGAATCCTCCTTCTCGCATAGATGCGAAACGTTGCAGCGCGATACATGCAGTCCAGAAAGACTTCTTAGCTTTCTCGTCTACGTTCATCAGATCAGTGTGCCAGCCTAGGAAAGCGCGCCACAAAGTTTCATCTAGGCTCCGTCCTTCTAGGAGATCCTGCAAACCCTGACCTACTATATGTCCAAAAGCAAAAGTGATGGTGGACTTAACTGCCTCTTCTGCCTTGAAGGTTGTTCGCAGTTTGGCAAGTTGGAATTTGCGCGGGCACGAATGGAGATTGAGCAATGACGAATAAGAGAGTTGGCGAATCCGGTAGTCAATTGTTCCCGTATACTCTGGCTCTTTCCATCCGACGACAGAAGAAGCTGGAACATTTTCTGCTGGCTCGTCAAGGATATATCCGATAACATCATCGCCGCCGCCTGCCATATCTGATAATAGTGCATCGAGATTGAAGTCGGTGGTAGACATTTCATTATTTCCAAAAGAAGAGGAGTGTAGATTAGCTCAGGCGCGGCCTGTGAATTTGTCTCTACACAAATAGAAAAAGGCTCACAATGGAGCCAGTTTCGGAGAAGTTGATATGTAGGATATGTCTGATTTGTAGATATACATGCAAAGATCAGACGGTGATATAGTTCCTCCACTGCGGCGTCACTAGATATATAGGCACACATATGGAGCAGCCAGTGCAGTATGACGATCTTTGAATCGGGTAAGAGGAAGCAACTTATGAGTGTATTTCATGATCTTGTTCCGTAAGTAAAGCTGTGAGATCAGAATGCGTCCACACCTTGGGCCGCGATCTTAGATTTAATTCCCTTCGCAGTTCCCTTAGTTGCCGCTGCTGCGAATTCAACTCCGGTCTGCACCTTTAGGCCATTCACAATTACTGAGATCTGATCTTCCGAAAGAAGTGTGACATTCTCAGGTTGCGCACGTAGAGCTGTGTGAATTTCACGGAGCAAGCCGGGCATACGAGGATGACGATCAAGCAGAGAAGTTTGAAGTTCAATTACTTTATCATAGAGTTCGGAACCTGATGGGAGATTCTTTTCCTGAGTAAGGATGAGACTCTTTTGAACTGGCGCCGCTGGTTTAGGAGTTTGAGAAGTTGCCTCAGCTGTAGAAGAAATTCTTTCTGAAGTAGTTCCAGCCGAATTTAACTTTGCTGCGGCAAGTCGTGCTTTAATTTCTGCGATACCCATGATGTGATCTTTCTAAAATTAATTCAATCCCACGGAGGCGTGTCACCTTGATCGAAACAATCATCATCTTCTTCTGGAGGTGGATGCCGTGGATCAGTTGCCTTCTTCACAGCTCCTAGCAAACCTTTCTCTTTCATGATCCACTCAGAAACCATAAGCATATCTCGGCCAGTTTCATCCGGAGATGAGACAATACGTTTCACTTGAGAGAGCGGAAACCACTCAGAAAGATGCGGAGAAATATCTACTTCCCCTATACATTTAATCACAAAGCGCACAGCTCGCGCAGTCTCTGCAACTTTGGTTCCGTAAAGAGTAATATGGATATCCTTAGTGCTCATGTTAGCTCCTTTGGCAATGCCCTAATTACTAAATCTATGTACGCATCTACGTCTTCTGAAGTATAACGCACAAAGGCAAACTCAGCCGGAACAGATAGATAAAAGTTATGAGGAGGAACGCTGTGATCCCTCAGCCATCTATATCTAGCTGCGTCTAATTTATCAGACTCTTCTGTGCTCATTTAGAAGTCCTCTTTTCCATAAGAGAATGTGAGATAGAATGTGATGATTGCATTCTGTCTACGGTTCCACAGGATTGCACGCTTATCATCAAGAAGGATTTTATACCCAAGGTCTTTCCACTTTTCTTTCGTGACTGCTTTAATAATCCGCCCGTGAAGCGGCCTAGCAGCGGCGATAGAAATCCCTATCTTCTCAGCTTCTTCAGCTGGAAGACTCTTTAGTTTGTGCCAGATTGTTTCATATTTGCGCATGGTTGAGAGAGCGGGAAATGGATATGGATGGAGAAGAAGGACTAAATGAGAATCGAACTCATATTACACTGGCGATCCCTGCCATAAGAATAAATTCTTGCAGGCCCTTGCGTGTTAGCCATTACACTATTAGTCCAAATATGAAGATATAAAGAACTCACCTAGGTTTCTGCATTGACATGATTCCTGTCGCCAGACCGGAGACAGATGGATCGAATCAGTTACCAGCTAAGTGAGTTCTTTATATTCTCAGGATGCCCCTGCTAGATATCACTATCTAACTTTAACTGGCGGGCCGCCAGAGCTATATGTCTCACCCGAGTTATCCTAAGATTATTGTCTTAAGAACATATCACAAGGAATCGAACCTTGCTCCCTTCTCACCAAACCTCAGCTACCGAGATGGAATCGAACCATCCTTTTGTTTGCACACAATTTGACGCCTGATCTGCCAATGCTCACGGTTCAAACTTCTGGCCTAGGTCTGTGAAGACTTATGTGCAAACAAAAGAAAGTTGGACAGTTTTACGTCATGTCCAGGACGTTTCCCTAGCAGATGATGTGATCTTTAATGCCAGGGAAAACCATCTTACAGATTCGCAACCAGAGCTTCCACATCATCAGCCTTGAGATAGTTCTCAATGCGACGCAGCAGGAATTCCAGCACATCTTCATATTCCGCAGCGTTCGGGGAATGTTCGATGTACAAGCTCAGTTGAACTTGCAGCGCTTGCAGAACCGGCTTATTAGTCTTAACCGGAGTCAGCTTACGAGTGTAAACTTCCACAGCATTGCCAACTTGCGCAGCAGTCTTGCCAGAAACCGACGGCATAACAGCAATGTAATCTGCTGCAAAACCCTTCCACGATTCTTCCGAAATCGTAGCAGAACGGCGATCTTCGCGCGGCTGATTTGCAATCGCATCCCAAGTGAACTTGCTCAGATCAATTGTATCTTGCGAAGCATTGTCCGTATCAGCAACCCAAGGACGCAGAGCGGATTGGATTGTATCGTACAGAGCTTCTTGCAAAAGTTCCAAACCCTTGCCACCGGCTTCCAGAATTTGCACGATACCTTCAACAGAAGGAACACCGACGGAAAGTTTCACAGCTTGGCGCTGCATACCCATCTTGTCCTTCTTGAAACGGAAATTGAATTCCTTGGCATCCACAAACTTGTCGAAATTCGCGGAGATTTGAGCAGTAGCTTCAGTCATGATAGTACTTTCTAGATTGTGGAACCGTAGTTCCGATTGAGGGAAGACAGGAAAGTTTTAGAACAGACTTTCCCTAACTGTTGGATGCATAGTAGCACGAGGGGGATAGCGTGTCAAGCCCCTTGTGAGGGCTAGATTATCGGGTGCGCTTGTTTAGTTTGATTCAGTCTCCAGCAATACTGACGAGCTTTATCATCTTGAATAGTTCTAGGCTGACAAGTATTACTTATAAGATATCGCCACTGTCGCTCAAACACGCACCAATAAATGTGAGGACGCATTCGCAGTGTCCACCGTGCTTTAGTTGAAATAGGAGGAATAGGAGGAATCTTATCTAGCTCAAGGCTCATGGCGATACCTCACATTGAGTTTAAATTCATATGTCAACGTCCGTTCCCAGTTCGTCACATCAAAAGGGTATTCAGAATTTCCTGAGATTGCAAGAGTGGTGAGAAGTTCTAGCGCACGGATTGCTTGCTCTAGTTTGGGGAAATATGTGGTGTCTCGTGAACCTGGCTCCTCAAATAGATGCTCTGGATCTATGTAGATTGTCCCTAGATAGTAGCCGGCAGGGGATTTGAGAATTTGCAGGCGAGAATAGTAAGATGGTTCGATTGCTCCTGGAGAATATGTATTACGTACTTGAAGGGATTTGAGTGGATGATCCTTTGTAGATTGAAGAAGAGAGATGGTTACGAAAGATTGTTCAACTTCTGGAAGCATATGCAGGTGAGATTGATTCGCCGTAGATCGTACAGTTCGCGCGGTGTTCATGATAGGTGTCCTCTGTGTTCAAGGAAGTATTTAGGTTCTTCATTCATGGGAATAGCTGCACAATTCTTATGTGCCTCATTGAATCTCTGCTGCTCTTCAGATACCAGAGTTGTGAGGTGAATCTCCTGAATTGCCAGGCAACCTGAGCAACGGAAACGAAATACATTTGTCTGAATGTGCGGATGCAGAAGAGAGATCTTCCAAGAATCTGCGGAGCGTGGAGGAATTTGTAGGAAGTTCATGGTACGATACCTTTCATCTTGAGTGAATGGATCAGTTAAATTTCTCATCATCCCTCCCTACTTTCCCTTTGAAATACTCAGCCTTTTCCGCCAATGTATTCCCCTTGATTCTCTGTGATTCAATTCCTTTCACAAAGTGATCCGGCTCGCAGATTACATAGAGTTCTTCCCGTGCGCGAGTCACGGCAGTGTAAAGAAGTTCCCGCTGAATCATTGTGTTGTGAGATTGATGGATAACTAGGAAAACTTTTCGCCACTCTGAACCTTGAGATTTATGCACCGTAAGTACATATCCCAAGGACATGGAATTAATTTCCGCTGCCTTATTTAGTTCTTGTACACCATCCGAGTCTAGGAATTTAATTTTAATTATATGAGAGGATTGCGCGGTTCGTTCATCAGAAGATGCCGCAGAAGAGAGCATGAAATCCACATCGAAATCATCTGAACTATCGGCCATCCCGCGATATTTCTCAGACTCCGGATCAAATCCCCAGTAATCCATGGTCGGTGAAGGATGCGCAGTTTTCTGCCCGGCGTATCCTAGATTCGGCCGGATATCTACGATCTGTGCATCGAGTTTATCAAAAAGCACCTTGTCACCAACTGAGAAGTAATGCTTATTAAATCCCGCGATGATCTCATATACAGTGGCGCCACGTTTGTGAGAGAGGTGGTTAGCTATTTTTTTATTCAATTCATCCGTGCCGAATGCTTTATTAAACGGGCACAGAATCATGTCTTCTTCTGGATCGTATCCGCCGCCATTCTCTGCTGCGATAAAGAATTGTCCAGCTGTATTACAAGCTGTCATTGATTCGATTCGTTTTTTCCACGGATGGATTGTGAGTCCTGGGCGTTTCCAGTCTGGGAATTCTTGGTCTCGAATGGCCTTACCTGAGAGAATCCTATGCGCCAAAGAAATAATCGGAGACTCAAGAGCCTGACGATAGACTTCGGTGAGTTCGACAACGTGAAGTTCCAGAAGTTTGAAGCCGAGAATCGCGGAGCCGAAAACTGGTGGAAGTTGCTGTATATCTCCAAGGAAAATGAACTGAGGCCCGTGCGGACAAGCATCTACAATCTCCTGAAAAAGATCTGTTCCTACCATTGAGGCTTCTTCGAGAATAATTATGCGGATCGAAGAAGGAAGAGGATTGTTTGCATTTCGGGTTGCCTCGAAAGACATTTTGGTGCGAGTTTCTCCAGACTCTGAATCATATACATCATTGTATACTGGTTGATACTCTAGAAGTTTGTGGATTGTTATGCAATTCCCCTGCATTTCCGCAGAGACGTTTCGCCGAATATTTGCTGTGGCGCGCCTCGTATATGCGGTGATTACAATTCCAGGAGTATTCGCGGGAAGATGTTTATGTCCTTGAGGTTCCAGAATTCCGGCTAGACCAGCGTGAATGAGTTCTTGGACAGCTGCTTTCTGGCAAGTTGTTTTACCTGTACCAGCGGCGCCTATTAGAACCGCACTGCGCCCGGATGATACGTAATTCACAAATTCCATCTGCTTGGAATTCAGTGTGATTAGATTTCCGTACTTATCTGTGATCTGGTCTGCGGAAAGAGCTGGAGGGATAGTTGGGATTTCTGTGGTTTGAGTGATCTGATCTGAAGATGTAGGAAGAATAGATTGTGCAGACGTGAGTGTTTGAACCACGCCTCCGGCGTCAGATTGCGCAGATGATTTTGCTGCACGCACACGCGCTAGAATTTCCTGCATCCTAGTAAGAGAAGGTGTACTCATTTAGAATCTCCTGTGGAAAGGTGGGGGGGGGTGGAAAGTATGCATATATAAGAGCATCCTGTAAATCGGTGCACCAGAAGAACAGGGTACGCTTATATATGCCCCCTGTCAAGAGGGCACTGAGGATTAGATTACTCAGGTAGGAGAGGGAATGCGTCTTTGTATGTCCAGATAAGCAAGTTAAAAAGAAGTTCGTCGTAGCAATCTGGATATTCTAAGGAATCCCGGTGGGATATATTGTAGTCATACACTTCGTCAATTCTACGTACCATCCATTTATGTACAAGATCATTTCTATAGTTGAATATTACGCAAATAATGAGGATGAGGAGTAGAATGATATAAATGATTTCTGGCATGATTATTTCCTTGATGTGAGTTGAGAGATCTTACCTTGATGGTCCGAGTTTAGACCTAAGTTTAGAATCTAGTGGAAGAGTTGGGATGCAAGATGCACACACAAATTTTTGAACTAATCCATGGCGCGGAACTCCCTGATTTTTCACGAAAGATCCTCCAGTGAGTGATCGGTCTTTTGCGCAGACCATGCAGAATCTTTTGTGATGTAGAGAGTGGATTGAATGATTAGGAGCACCCATTTTCTGATCCTAAGTTTTTCGCTGACTTTTTAAGTCGAGCATATGTCACTGGATGCACGTAATATTCAAAACCATTTTCATAGCAAAATCGCTCCAAAGGATACCCCATAAATGACGTATTTATTCTAAGCATCTTTCCTTCTTCAACTGTACAAGATTCGCCACAATATTTTTTGCTCCAGTCGCGAAATTCATCTCGCGTCATTCCAGTTGGCGGAGGAACATCTGAGGGAAGACTATAGTTGGGATGCATAGCAGCGCGGATAATACGAACCCCGCAGTAGATAAAAGATTCCATGAATTAATCTCCTGTAAATGATTGAGTTAGCACGCCCGTTTTACAAGAACAACACCTGTGAGAACGCCATTTTCAGGATGTTTCCACGCCCGGAAACTCAGGCAGACCCTCTTAGATTTAGAAAATTCGCGCCAGTTCTCACCCTGGAGAAGTCGTGCATCGTAGAGAATTCCTTGGTGATTCACTGAGCAT